CAACAACAAAAGGAACAAGAGCCTGAAGATAAACTAGTAATAGTTGATCTTGAAAAAGATAAAACAATAAGTTTTGTGGCTGATAAAACCTTAACCGTAACTTCTGAAATTGTGAATGAAAGTAAACTTGAAAATACTCTGTCTCTTGATTTAGACATAAAATACGCTAACTCTGTAGTAGTATATAAGGGCAATTGTCCTGATGCCAAATACAAAATTAGTGACCGATCACAATATGTTGGTAATGCCTCCATATTGACTCACAAAGGAATACAATACCTAGCTATCAATAAGCATTATTTCCATGGTTTTACCGCCAATGATAAAATGACTTTTGTAGGCAAAGGTAATGCTCCTGTAGTACTTTCTATATCAGAAATTGGATTAAAACATACTCTTGTTCATGCAAGAGAAGATTTAGTTCTTACTCAAAACCCGAAATTAATATCCTTAAGCAAATCATTTACTGTGGACTGTGTTCGTGGGAAGAAATATCCCAATCAAGTCTCTTTAACTTTTGTAAGTGATACCGCCCCTAGTGGGGTTTGGTATAGTGTTGGACATGTTACGGGACTTTGTATGGACTTAACTCCTGTTACTTATAATTCTGAAGAAGGTGCTTGTGGTGCTCCTGTTATTGGTCAACTAAATCGTATAATTGGAATACATGCTGCAACGGCTAGTATATTCAATTGTTTTTTATCATTTGCTGAGTCTCATTTTGTTGATTTGGTCAATTGGGATTTTTAGAAAGGGAGTTTTCTCTCTCCCTTAAAAAAGAGTCAGTTACCCATTGTTCTCCGTCTGGTGAATTTCACCCCCTAGTGCAAGATAATTGGCGACCTAATGGAACCGGATCAGTTAAATTCAATCATATGAAGAATCTTGGAACATGCCCCCGACTTGTCAGTGGTAATTTCAAGCAAAATTCACAAATTATAGATCCAATCTATCAAGCTTATGTCCAGGAAACTGGTGATAATTCTATTGAAAAACTTGTAGGTTGTACTCCTGCCATTCATACCCAACAAAGGTATATTAAGTCAATATCAAAATGTGATAAGCCTCGGCTTCCACGTCCTGATGACCCTTTATGGCATATAGCTGGTGAATATACTCGTCGTATGTTTGATTACCAACATAATAGTAATTTTTCTATGATCTATGATATCAATATGTCATCTTCTGTGGGAAAACCTTATTCCTCTATGGGGTTTAAGTCTAAAGCTGAACTTTTAGCTTCTGAAATTTTCACTGCAGAGATACAACGTTGTCATACTCCTATTTGGTCAATATTTCCGAAAGAGGAATACCTTCCTTTTGACGATGTTGTGATCGATGAGAAACTTAGAACAATCTTTAATCCAGAACTTCCTTTCTTGATACACCAAAAATTTTATTTCGATGAACAAAATTATCGAATGAAAAAATACGCCCATAGTTTTCGAACTCATTGGCCTCGTTATGGTTTTATCAAACAATTTGGTGGTTTCAATCGATTATGCCTCTCTCATGAGTTGGCTTTTGATGATCCCATACATTTTACTATAGATGTTTCTGGTTATGATCGTGATATTTGTCTTATAGAAGTATATGATGATAGAACTTATTTTCTTTTTCCCGGACAGGATTTTATGATAAGAAAAACAGGTGATCAGGCCGAGTTGTGCTCAACCGAAGATGTATGTATTAAAACACATTATCAATGGGTAGTAAAAAACACACTCGAACCTGTTTGCTGTATGAATGATGGAACTATGTTTCAACGCCCAGATGGTAACTCTAGTGGTTCAAACAACACTACTGTTGACAACTGTTGGTCACATACTCGTATTTGTTTTTATTTATATCTTCGTTTAGGAGTTAAGCAATTCGGAAGAATATTGTCTTATTCTGAGATATTGGCTAATGTTGTCAAATCTCTTTATGGAGATGATATCCTAGGAACATTAAAC